AAGCGGGGAGGGATAAAAATTAAAAGAGATTCCCTATTAACATTCGTATGGTGTGACTTCGTTTTTCCTTCGTTTCAACACATAGCTGAAATGTGCGAGTGGGAACCCGTTGTTACTGTACTTATTCAAAATGGTGCCACCTAAGTATATACGAATAATACAAACAAGTATCTTATCTCGTGGTCAAAAAAACGAATTGAATTTGAGAACTTGGAGTTTGTCACCAATAGCAATTTTACCTAGGTAGTCGGCAGCATTACCAAGAGATGATGCTGTGTTTGTTAACTCAACATAACCATAACGTGTCATGAAGCTAACTACTGGTTCCATTGTTGATGGATCTAATACAACACCAGAACTCATCAATGGAATGTATGGGCAATAGAATGCGGCAGCGTCCATTTCGTTAGGGCCTTTATAACCAACTAACAATGGAGCAGTAGCTGAAGCATAGCTGTTGACGTAAACTTTAACAGAACTGTTCAATGTACCAGCAAACTTTGTGTTTGTTGGAGCTTCGAATGTACCTTCTGTTGTACGTGCAAATGCACTTGTAGTAGCACTTTGTAGAATTGTTAAAGCTGTTGGGCTAACAACTACGAAGTTACCAGCACCACGACGTGTACGCTGAGCAATACGGTTAGCAACATCATTGATCATGATTGCCAATACAGCGTGTTGGTCACCAACATAAGTAGCAGTACCAGTGAATGAACCACTAGTTTGATCAAACGTGTGTGTAGCTGTTCCAGCCAATGTTGCTAGACTTGCTAACAATTCTTGGTCAATTTCAGCTGTGATTTCTTGAGCCAAAGCAGCCATAATTTCTGCTTCAACATCCAAACCGTGCATTGCTTGTGCATCTTGCGCGGCTTCGAATGTCCAACGAGCAGACATCTTACGTGTTTTAGCTTCAACAGTTTGCTTCAATACTTGAATGCTTAACTTGTTACCTGGTGTACCTTCTAAAGTACTTGTAGCTTCTGCTTTACCAGAACTAGCACCAGAGTATGCTGTAGCGATATCGAATGGGCTTAGTGCTTCAGAACCAGCAGTTGCGCCATTAGCTGTTTGAGCATAACGTACACGCAATGTATGGATCTGTCCAACTGGACCAGTCATAGGTTGAACACCAACGATTTCGTTAGCGATAACGGTTGGCATAACACGACGGATAACAGGCAAAATTACCTTGTTTAACACAGCCACGTTACCAGCTTGTGTGGCACCTGCGCTAGCAGATTCCATGATGTTTTTCTTTGTGTTTTCTAACACGGTTTCCATAACGGCTTTTTTATTGCCATTTAAGCCTTCTAGTAGAACGTCTTTTGTTGCAGTCCAGTTCTGGGCTTCGAAAAGTTTTTCAGACATGATAGTCTCCTTAAATTTTTCCAATTCCGGCGAGCTTACGTAGTGATATAATATCTGCGCCTGCAGATTCTTCACTAGAAGTTTTGTTGCCAGTCATCGCAGTCGTCTGCGATGTGGCGCTCTCACTAATTACAGTTTTTGCTTTTGTAGCAGAGGCTGTTTCGTTAAGAACGGCTGGTAGATACTTGTTATATGACTCACGTAAAGATTCTGTAGATGTTGTTTTTAGCAAATCTTCCATAATGCCACGTTTTTCTTTACCAAGTGGTGCTACCAATTCTTGCATAATAGATTGGCGTTTTACTGCGTCTTCTGCAATGCGAATTTTCTTTTGTGCTTGTGTTAGTTCAGCATCTTTAGCTGTAACAGTTTTAGCTGTTTCATCTAAACGTGCAGTCAAAGTAGCGATTTGATCACCTAACTTCTTGACCTGTGTACCATCGGCAAAACCGCTGGCCATGAACTCACCTGCAAATGCTTCCATGATCTTACGACCGAAAGCGTTTTCACGACTAATTTGAATGTCTTCACGTAATTGAGTGATCTCGCTACGTAGACTTTCGCTTAGTAATTTTTCAGCTTTTGTAGCTGCTTCTTTGATGAATTTAACTTTAGCTTCAGCGATAACTTTTTTACCTTCTGTTACTAAGTTGACTCTAGCTTGCACTAGTTTGTCTTCATCTTCTTTTAGTTCTTTTAGCTCTGAGCTCAACTTACGCAAAGCAAATTCTTCTAATTTCTCGAAGTTTACTTTTTGTGTGTTACGATCTTCTCTGAGTTCTTTGATCTCTTTAGCCATCTGTTCCATGACAAACTTGTTTAACATTTGGGCATGTTCACGAATTTGCTTTTTGTATGCAACTTTTGCTTCAACAACTTCACGCTTGTCTACAGCGAATTCTGCGATTTCTCTGCGAATTGCTTCTGTAATCATTTTGTCAGCGGCTTCAACGATTAGACCTTTGTCAGATTCGTATCTCTGACTAAATTCTTCACGTAGATTTGATTCCACTTCTTCATGTAGTTGCTTAACTTTAGAGTCCCAAGCTTCTTGTAGTTGGCTTGTTACTTCCTCAGATAAAACCTCAGCGCCGAATAGTTCTTTTAATGTGCTCATCTTGTTCCCCTTACTTGTTCAAGTTGGTGATGAACCTAAGAACCTCTTCCTGGAGGTATCTTTGCGCTCTTGCATCATGTCTTACTGCACTTGCAACGTCCATTAAGGCGTGGCGTCTACGATCGTGCATTACACGCTCATATATTGCTTTGGGATATGCTGCCGGAGCACTAGGTTGTGCCACGATGTCTACCGTGACAATTTCAAAATCAGTAACGCCACCAGATTCGTTGACGTTACCTGATCCTCTGCTACTCACGCCAAGTTTAACACCAGACTCTAAAAGAGTTTTTACAATGTTACCCATTGGGGTTGGTAGAATTTTTAGCTTACCTATACCGTTGTTTTCAGTCATGTACATGTTTGTAATCATGTGACTGACACGGTCTAAGTTAACTTGCAGGTCATCTGGGTGATCGGCTTCGCCTAACACACTATAACCATTTTTAATTTTTTCAGCAATGTTACTACATGCCTTAGCGATTTCATTTACGGGGTAAACTCTTTGGTTTTGATTTTTAACACCGCCTTGGATGAAAATGCCTTCCATGTAGAGATCTTTGCCGCCACTCTGGTTTTCCACAAGTTGAGTGCGGATACCGGCTTGGTCGTATGTAAGAGCTTCTACTAATGGTAAGGCCATCTTATTATTTCGCTACAGGACTAGTTTTGTTGGCAGCTGTATCGCTGTTCATTTTAGGAACTGCAACACCTCTAAGTGCAGGAGCTTTGGCATTGCCAACTTTATTTACATTGCCAGCGTCGTCTTCTTTAGCAGAATCAGCTTTACCACCAGCTACATTACCACTGTTAACTTTAACTGCGCTTGCGCCATTGGCACTGATTTTACTACCAGAACTCACTGGGCTACGTGTGTTTGCACCATTATCGCCTGGAGTCGGAGCACTAACAGCTTTCATTGCAACTGCTTCACCGAAAGCACGGAAGCTTTCTTTTGTTGGCTCTTCAGCTGGCATGTCATCCATTGCAGGTTCATCAGTTGGCATGTCACCACCTTGTGCGCCCATAATTTCAGCAAAGATTGCTTTTAATTCGTCGATAGCGTCGTCTGCTTTTTGTAGCAATTCGCCTTCTGGTGCTGGCTCTTCAGCCGGCATGTCGCCGCCCATGGCCAAGTCAGCAGTTGCTTCTGGCTCTGTTGGCTCTTCAGCAGACATAGGATCTTCACCTTCTTCGTCTGCTTCGCTGAATAATTTTTCGTCTTCTAGATCAGATTCGTCAGCAATGATTTCCTCTTCGAAGTCATGGGCAGGTGAACCGCCAATACCTTCTTCAAGATCTGCTTCTTCATCTTCTTCTAGTTGTTCGTCAAAAGAACTAAGTTCTTCATAAATTGACTTTCCTTTTTGAACAAAAAACTGATGTAGCAATTCGCTTGCACGATCATCTTCCTTGTTGATAAGGGCTTCTAATACCTGCTCTAATGTATGTTTAGACATTGTGTTTCTCCTTTTGGCCAAAGTAATTTAGTCTGTAATATATTTAAGAAAGATTACAAGAATAGCACTAAAACAGAGTTAAAAACCCAGTTTTCTAAAAGAAACTCAGAGTAAGTATAGTAGATTTATTCCATTGCTGGAGGTCTTGCGTAGATCTTCT